TCATGAGCATCATCAAGGTAATCAAGGTGTACATCATAACACTAAAGTATTTGAAGAAAAGTTTGGTACGCAAGAAGAATTATTAGATTGGTACTTGCAAAACATAAACGAGTAGAATATAATACTCAATAACAAATGGAGAAAAAAATGAACGACATATTACATAGATATTTAGATAGCAAAAGTGTATGGGATACTCTATCTAAAATAGATTGCAATGAACACAAACAAAAGGTTGGTAAGTTTGATTATCTATCTTGGTCATGGGCATGGGCTACCTTGATGGAGCATTATCCTCAAGCTACTTATGAATTTCACGAGCCAAGAATTCAAGCTGACGGTACAGCTATGGTTTATTGTACAGTAAAAATTGAAGAGCAAAGTAGATTTATGTGGCTACCTGTTATGGATTATAAAAACAAAGCAGTAGTTAGTCCTGATGCTAGACAGATAAACGACAGCATGATGAGATGTCTTGTTAAATGTTTAGCAATGTATGGTCTTGGTCATTATATATATGCCGGTGAAGATATACCATCAGCAGATAAAGATAAAGAATCAGCTAAAGAATCTAAGAAAGAACCTAATGAAAATCAAGTACCTAAACAACATAAAAAGAATGAAGTTAAGGATACAGTAGCAGGAGATATAGAGAAACTTAAAGCTAGTCTTGGGAATGTAAAAGGAGAAGACGGAGTAGAAAAGCTTGGACAAACTATATAACTTGAGAGCCAGTCAGATAGCAAGGGTCATAGGGAATGACGATTATTGTTCAAGGCAGAATCACTTTGCTATTCTGATTGGTGAGAAAGATGATAGACCGGTCAATGAAATTTACACCTCGCATGGACATGAATGTGAAAGATATGGTGTAGCTCATGTCATGATAGCTACCCAGTTTGTTGTTGTAAACTGTGGCTCTGATTTATTAGGGTCACAGGAAACAATGTCATATGATTATATGTCTGATGACAATACAACAGTGCAGTTATCGTGTACACCTGACGGATTTATTATGGAAAAAAATGCAGTGGTTGAAATCAAATCACCGTATTATAAACAAGAAGATTTTGATAAGTATGTTAAAAGATATTTACCACAAGTATACTTTCAGCAGTACCTAACTAGGAAACTAAAGAAAGATAATAATGCTGACGGTACTTACTTTTGTATATATCAAAAGGGTAACACTAAGTTATATTATATACCTTACAACGATGACTATATTAATAACTACATGTTACCAAAGATAAATGAGTTTGCTAGGTATCTATTGAAAGGTAGTCTTGATAAAGATTTCTTAACAAGAAGAAAGAGTAAGCAATCATTTATATATAACGGGGAGGTTCAATACAATGAGTGCGTTTAAGTTACCAAGTGTTGAGTTAGAACAACTGGTAGATTATGTAGAGAAACTAGGCATAGCTAAAGCTGAAGCTGAGAAAGAACTACATAAGCTAACTGAAAATAAAAAAGTATCCATGGCAGTAGCATTACTTAATTGCTCTGATGTTAAAGGAACACAGGCACATAAGGAAGCTATAGCTATGACAGATGAGAGTGTTGTTATGTACATAGATAAGATTGCAGATGCTAAAGAATTAGTAGGTAATCTTACCAGTAAGATATCAGCACAAGAACATAGACTAAGATTGTTTCAAACTCTAAGTGCAAATGAAAGAAGAGAGAAAGGATTTTACCAACGATTAGGAGATTAACATGGCACAGTACGTAAACCTTGCAATTAAAAATGCAGATACAGGAGAAAGAATATACATTAAACTATTCACAAACGATAAAGAGTTTGGTGATATCAATGAAGTATTGTTTAAGAAAGTAAAGATGATAGTAGATACTGAGGGTAGAAATGCCCAATCATTTATGGGTAATAGTAAATATAAAAACTTGAATAAAGAAAGAAAGGACTTTACTATTAACACTAGAGATACATATGAGTTCTCGGGGTGGTTAAAAGAGGATGACTATGAAAGTAAAAAGAAACTTGATGAACTAAAAGAGGTGTTCAACGGTAACGATAAACCATTCTAAACGGAGGAGATATGGAAAAGAGAGAGGACAAAAAGACATACTGGAATGTATGGTATTCTAATCCGGACAACAGGGAGAAGAAGAAACAATACGCAAAGGATAGATATTATAAGTTAAGAGATAATATCTTAGAGAATAAACGCAGTAGATTGTCTAACGAAACGGAAGACCAAAGACAAAATAGACTACAAAAAATGAGGGACTATTATTATGCAAGTAAAGATAGACCAAGTGAAGATTAAAATAGATAAAGGAATCCCAGTAGAATATACTGGGAGACCAAAGAAATATAAAAAGTATTTATCAGCTATAGACATGATGAAAGATGGAGATTCTTTTGAAGTAAATGACATGAGAACATGGGATGCTATTAGAAGATATCAATATACAGATGACTTTCAATTAGCAAATGGAGATGCTAAGATAGTAACCAAAAGATATACCGGTAACAAGTATAGGATATGGAAGATTATTGAAAGCTGAGATGTTATCTCTTTTATGTGCTAAGTCTATGGGACTACAGGTAGGTTCAGGTAGTCACGACTCAGTAACATCAGATGACATATCACATTTCTTAGGTACCAAAGGATTAACGTCAGAAGAATATGATTTTCTTATAGCCAAGTATACAGATAACGAATACTCTAGGGCTATGTTATTCGATGATATCTTTGTAGACTGTGCTGATATATTTATTAAACATAATATAGATGCACTAAAGAATTCAGACAGATTATTAATTAGAAGTTTTATCAACCTTGCTCTATCTGAAACCATGGATACTACCTGCCCGTTCTGTCGTGGGGTGGGTAGTGTTTCAGTTGGGAATACTATTCAGAAGTGTAGCCACTGTGACGGTACTGGTCAGTTTATATTTGATGATGATAACCGGCATCAGATTATGGGATACACAAAAGAGGGATACATGGAATTTAGAGAACCATACATAAAGATACTCAATATGATTAAAGACATAGAGATTAGTGCGTTGAGTAAGATTGGAGATGAATAGACTTAAATGGTTCAGTTCAATTGTTCTTACGATTGGAATATTTTTAACTTCATATAACATATATCCTTTAAACTTATATGTTCAAGTGGTTGGGGTACTCGGTTGGTTGCTTACCGGTATCCTAACTAAAGATAATCCATTGATATTTATTAATGCAATAGGATTTGTTGTCTTAGTGTCCGGTATCGTATACTCTTGGCAGGATATAGGGGGCTAGGATGGACGTTATCGAGTGTAAATATACTACCCTATACCAATGCTACCCACTAATGAGTAACTCTTTTCTCGTCCTTTGTAGATAGGTTATCTGAGCTTTCAGGTTTTTCTTCTACTGTTGCATCCTTAATACCCATTAACTTGGGTGCTAATGCAGGAATCTTAGCAACAAGTCCCTGTAATTCTTCAATCAACTCAGCATCTGTCTTATGTTTGTTGTCTTCCATATTGATATTAATATTTTGTGATGAGTAGTTGCCCAGTTCTAATATTAATTTAGCACAGTTTAATCTTACTGAGTCTTGGTCTGAATGTAATAGGTCTTCAAGTACATTGATTGCTTTACCTGATACACCGGTAATCTTTTCTTCGTTAATCTTTCTGATTTCTTTCTCGTATTTCTTTTTGAGAACGTATCCCATTTGAGATGGGTTCTTATTATACCCTGCTTTTTGTGCTGACTTAGTTGCGTTAGCTAATGTCTCTCCACTTGTAAAATATTCTACAAATAATTTTTCTTTCTTCTCGTCTGCTACTCTCATTCTTCTACCCTCTTTAGTAACCATTGTTTAAGTTTTTCTAGTTGATTGTCCGGCACTGGTACATCTATCCTAAATTTAATCCAAGACTTGTCCAATACTAAACTACCATCTATATCTGTTCCCTCTTTATCGCCTGATATGTGAGATACAATAGTAATTGTTTTATCATTCTCTTCTACTATTAAACCTAAAGATATGCAATCTGCTAGTTCAGGTTTTAATTCTTTAATGTCTGTCCACCCTTGTGTAGGTGTAACAGCGTCTTCCCAATTTAAAAATGTTAGAGTTGGTATCATTATTTGTTCCTTAAAAAGTTTAGATACTCAGCACCCTCTTCTACTTCCCAAAATATTTTAATAAAGTCAGGGTGGTCTTCAGTTAGATTAGTATTAAATACAGCAACAGCACAAGCTGACATCATCTTACATGGTAGGTTTAATTGCTTTGCAAAGTTATCATACTTCTTGTAAGAACCAACTTGTACGCAGTGCATAGTTTTGTCAGAATTCGCATCTTTAATAGGACTATATCCTGATACATGTGTATGACCTGCTATAAGTAAATGGTCTCTTGCATTGAACAATGCGTGTTTAACAATACCATGAGCTGTATTATACATTGAGTGTCCTCTGAAGTTATG